ATTATTGAGAACGGACTTTGGGTCGTTTATAGCTTAAAGTAGTAGGGGGGTTTTATATACGGGGCACGGCAACGCATAACATAAGGGGGGCATATACCCCCCACTGCTGTTTACGAACGAATGCCCATATCTATCAACTGCCTGCGAACTCCCCTTCTTACTTGATTCATAGCATGAGGGCATGATGGTGATGATGGGGCAGTATATGTAAATCCTACATAATGCCTAAAGACTAAATGTGTCCTTTGACGTTCTAAGTCATAACCCATAGAATCCATGAAGATGCGAACTTCTTTTTTGTATTTCATTGGAGAAAGTAAAGAGAAAAAAAACGAGAGAGTTGATCAACTCTCCAGAACCCAGGTTCCCAGTTCACCAGCATCTAGACGTTCGTTCATCAGTTCCCAGTAAGGGGAGGCAATGAACGCATCCAGCAATCCCAGGTGATGAACGAACCGCAAACCCTGTAACCAGGAAACGGTGCCATCCCATTCAGCAGAGGTGAGAAACTCATCCCAGATAAGGTCAGAACGCATGAGGTGCTTTGCTTGGTTCCTCCATATTCTACAGCATCGCACCCCCCTGCCAACCCCCTGAACGATAAGGGTTGCTGATGAGGGTGATAAGATTATTTGTCTACACTTTGGAACTTATTGTTGCTGAAATTGGCATAACTGAATTGCTCACGATTGACTAACTTAAATGTACCGAACTCATTGGAGTAGACATAACCCTCACCACCGATTGGAGTTTGTCCGATGTATGCCTTCGGTCCATTATTCCGACAGAGATAGATAGCGTCCTCTTTAATCGACTTAACTAACAACCAGAAACTGATGAGATTCTCATTCATAAAGGTAGAAGCAATCACGGGACGATTCTCACGGATACAGGAATTGAGTTCCTGTTTAATAAGTACGGCATCCTTATCTGATACAAACTCAACGTTCTGTGCCATTACCTTAGCAAAGGCAATTACGTCATCTAAGTCATGGAATCTCTTCAGACCATCATCATACAAACCAGACGCAATCGTTGCCCTAGGTTTCACGAACTTGCAATAGAATGTGTCTGTAATAGTGAAGTTCATCGGGTGTGCGATTGCATCCCTTAAATCACTCTCTGCTGTGTAATACGTATGAGGGGCAATGATAATCTCCTCCTCTATAATATTATCGAACTGATAGGTGATTGTGTTCGGTGTATATTCATCAGACCCACCGAATCCGATAAAGTCACCCTGAAAGATGCCGTCAGTTAGTGGAAGATAGTCATAGCACTTATGAAGAATATTAGCAACATTGCCTGTGTGGTTCCTATCAATATCCTGATGCGATTCGTTGATTTTGATCTTTACTTTGTTAAAAACTGACTTAGTACCAACGAAGAAATTACCCGTCGCAGGATTCTTTCCCCATACGATTGCAGGTGCTCCGTCCATTTTCACTGACAGATTGCCTTCGTTACGTAGACAATCAAGAGCACTTAAATCACCAGTGAGAATGGAATCTTCGGGATGTTCGATGTGCTTATTTTGCATTTAGAGAATGATGAGAATGAGAATAATTGAGTAGAATTGGGCATAGATTGATGCCCATTCTTTTTTGGTTTTAATCATGCAAGACGCATCCCGTCAAAGAAAGGAATTGGAGAACCTTGATAGTTAACGAACCACTGAAAGTTCTTTTGAAAAACATATTCACCGTCCATTCCGAAGGCAGAAAGTAAAGCATTCAAACGTGACTTTGTGGTCTTTGATTGATAACCACCGTCAAAGATCTGAATCCAGGTATCACCAACGGTTGCGATTTTGTTTCCGTGGAGGTATACATCAGAGGTGCCCTCCCAACCGGGGATAACAGTCGTATTGGCAGATGACCAACGTTCGTCGTTCTGAACTGCTGTGATCATCTGGGTTTCGATTTTACGCATGAGAGGCAGGTAGAAAGGTCTGAGAGGTGTGGTGAGGTGCTGTCCCCTCCACTTCTATACAATACACGATTTTGAGGTCTGTGCCGGAACCTTGTGCCACCTATCCGATTGTCCCACCCATCATGGTGCTGTATTGTGAGATGGGAAGGACTTTCATCAGCACGTACTCAAAATCATCTTTGATTTCTTCCTTGTAGGCATCTGCCGTTGATTGACAGTCAAAGAGACGAAGAGAATCGAAGAACTCTCCTTCATAATGCCCATCAAGATAATGACCACCGATAACGGCAATGCATTTTGGTTCGGTCATGGTCTCGGTTTCGTTGTTCATACTGTTAGTATCAGTTACCGAAGAATTCATCGTGACAATCAGCAACGAAATCTATCAGTTCATCGGTGCAATTAAGACCGAAACGATCACATACCCAATCGACACACATTTCAAGATCAGGCATCATCTCCAGCATGTAGTTTGCGAGGTCTGAAGCAATCTCTTCCTTGAGACGGTTCATATCATTTTGCATGGCATAAGTGCAGGGGTCGGTGTAAGTTTGCATTTGGTGAATTCCTTTGACCCTTCTACAATACACGATTTTGGGGTCTGTGCCGTGACCTTATGCCACTTTGTCCAACTGTCCACTCGCGGCCGACCGGTTTGTGTTACTTAGTGTGAGGTGAGTTAATAACTGTAACCCAGTTGCTTGGAGGTGATAGTTTGTTCGATACTTTCACCCATTGACCTTTGAAACGAACGAGAGTAAATTTCATCAGTAATCAGTGTTTCCGTTAATGTAACCTTCTACGTCAAACTTCTTATCATCTTCATACTCTTCCTTATATTCAATCACATCATAAATCTCACCCGGCATGTCATTAATCTCAGAGAAGATGTCAGTGTCGAAAGTGTCGTAATCCATTTGAAAAAAAGTGTTAGTTAGTGAGAGTTGAGTAAGGGTTACTTAGTCTATAAGTTCTTTCATCATTTCGTTTACTTCTATTCCGTTGATATTAACATCGTCCCACTTACATCCGTCTGGTGTTTCTTTACTACACTCTAAAATCATACTAACCATATGACCATAAGTTCCACCATCCCTGGCAACATCACATGCAAGTTCATACAAACCAGGATCATTTCCGATCCAGAGAGCAACATTCCAGGTTTCCCAATTTGTCCAACCGTTGTAACCTTGCATTTGGTGAATTCCTGATGACTTAACTACAATACACGATTTTGGTGCCAGTGGGGAGATTAGTGGACACCTCTACGACTGGCACATATTCTTGTTACTTAGTGGGGAAATTACGACAGACAGCATCACATAGACGCGTCACCAATTCATTACTCAATCGATCACTTATAATGCCACTAAGTTCACCATCAACAATTGCGTCGATATCATGCATCAATTGTTCCCGTGCTGATAACATCTCAAGTGTGTCGTTGTTAATCATTTTTGAGGTGAATTTCTTTGACCCTTCTACAATACACGAATTCGATGCCCTGTGCTCATTTAGTGGACGGTTCCACGATTGGCACAAGACACTAGTTTAAACTGTGCCGATCCACGAACTGGCACACTAATATAGATCTGCAGTCTCTCTGATGCTAATATCAATATTCTCATCACCTTCTAGTCCTAAGATATCAACCCAATTGATATTCTGCAGGTCTAGATCTTCATAACACTCAATGTCTAATGTAACACTTACAATGCGTTTCTGTGCGTACATGTGTATCTCGTGTGATGTTTACGTATTATATCATGCGTAATGTTTGTATGCAAGCTCGACGTAATCATGTGTATCTCGTGCATACTCATCATCATCGTATGCATCTAGTTGCATATCTAGTGATGTATTATGCATGTATGTCTCACACATCTCGTCGAGATCGTATACATTATGATCATTACTTAATGATGTATAGTCGAGATTGTGATCGTAGTAATACATGGGTCTCGTCGAGATTTGTATGTTACTTGTATATTATACTGTTATCTCGTCTAGATGTCAAGTGCATATCTAGTCGAGATCCATAAGCATTATTTATAAGTCTCGACGATAAAAAATGTGTGGGTCTCAGAATTTTTATGCGGGGGTGGTTGACAAAATGCTCTGAGTGTGATAGCCTGCGGGTAAAGGTCACAAGTCTCAGAAGGTTTATAAGGCATAAGATCTGAGGTTTATAAGAACTTTATAAGGCATAAGATCTGAGGTTTATAAGAGGTTTTCCACACAAATAATAGGGTTTATCCACAGAAATACAATACTTTTCCACAACTATGTAAAAAACAGTTTTATATTTATAATCATATTTAAAACCTATTTTTTAATCAATAATGTATCCGTTGTTACCATTAGTTCATTAGTATTCACCATTTACCTATTGGACACTGACTCACACCGAACTTCACCTTAGTACCCAGATAACAACCACACTGTCTACATCTATTCTGTCTTACACTATAATAATCACACTTCTTACATATATCCATTCTTTCCTTCTGTTCTTCTTTAGATAGAAGTAACTTACTCTCATTACTAGGTGATAGATCAATTACATTCTTGACTACTTCAAATGTAAACTTTGCTAAATTCTTTCCTTGTTCATTAACAGAAGGAAAGTCTTCATCTCTATTCTTCTCTTCCATAATTCATTCCTCCCAGATAGAACCATCCTGTCGCAACATACTTATTCCCCTTTAATACTAATCCTCCTCTATGGCAATGTGTCATACCTGCAGGCCATATAAGTAACTTACCTCTCTCTGGTTGTATTCTTTTCTTATAATACAAGTACTCTGTTTCTCCTCCTTCATAATCATCATTCAAATAGATCATCCATACAAGAGATCTTCGTGCTTCTTGTACACTACTATTCTCATCGTGCCAGACATGATAACCTCCTCCTGCTGGTGTCTTCTGTATCTTTTGTGCCAATGAATAAAATGGTACTATTTTTAAATGACCAAAGACTTGTGTATACTCTTCTAAACATTCAAACAATACTTCATTCATTTGTTGTGATACAGGACCATTCATACTCGGACTCATATCATGTAAATCTAATGCCCAATCAAACCTACCGGCATTACTATTCTCAAATTGATCATCCTCACAATAAACTGCATCAATATCCTGATAATAATCAAAACCCCTTATAATCTCATTACAATACTCCGTAGAATATACACATGAGTATTCTCCAATGAAATCAGAATACCTTCCCTTCAATTCAGTTGATTCTTTCATGTCTTTCAATAAGTTCTTGATATTCTGGATACTTCTCTATTATAACATCTTTTAACTGATTATAATGTTTATTCTTCCATTCCTCATCATTTGATATCCATTTATCTAAAGGACAATCACCCCATGGATCTTTTATCTTATGTGGCAAATAACATCCACATTCCTTACATCCTTCCTCCGGTTCATCAAAGTGTTCACATCCTTCACATATACTCCACCGTTCTTTCTGACAATTCTTTGATGCATGAAATGATTCGTGCATCTCTTGAAGAAAAAACTCATCCATAAATTTAAATATCAATTCATTTAACATCATATTGTTTTTTTATTATATATTAGTGATTGATCCCTTTACAGTATTGTTAGTATAATATTCGACTCTGGCATTTCTTTTCTGAATTGATTTTCCTCCACTTCCTCCTCCAACCACACTCTGTCCCCATTTACCACCAGAATTTCCGGGATTACCACTATTACCTGTCGAACTTCCTCCACTACAACTATTCGTGGATCCACTTCCTCCAGGATTACCACTTCCTGGACTATTGAAATTACTAAATCCCTGTCCAACTCCTCCACCACCGGCAGCTCCAGCTGCACCTCCACCAATACTAAAATTGATTGGTTTGTAACAATTAATCGACCAATTTGCCGAACACTGATAATTACCTGCCGGATATACACCCATTCCTCTTCTTGATCCACTTCCACGACAACGATTTCTGATAGCAGTTTGATTCGCATTCATCCACCTTGCTCCAGATCCCAGTGCAATGCGACACGACCGACCAGGCATTGCAGATGCTAAATTAGTTCCACTCGTATAAGGATTAGATACACCATACCTATACTGAGTAGCACTACAATTATTAATAGATCCTCCAGGATTTCCGGGATTGCCCGATGTACCTGCTCCACCACCAGCCCAGATCCTACCATAAGATCGAATCTCAACATCTGATTTCGTATAAGTATTGTTCACATATAATGCATCTCCTCCACTTCCTCCAAGAGCACCACCTTCTCCATAAATTGCACCCGCTTGATCAACCTCTATCTCTAAATTATATAAATTTCCATCAAATGTAAGTGCATCTTTATCAGTTTGATTTGCAAAAATCGTTCCTGTTACATCAAACTTCTTTAAAACATTACGACTTAAATTTCCATTCCATGTTGATGTATTAGTATCACCATATTCCAATTCTTCATTATTTCCACTCTGAGTGACATTATATCCTGTAATTGTATCTCTTAATGAATCTACCGTCCAGTCATTATTTGTTGAAGTAACACTACTATTTTCTGTTGCATCCGGTATCCTTGGACTAATTGATGATGCATTAGGTCCATCCCAATCAACATCATCACCAGTATTTCTTAAATATGCACTCGCCTTGATATCAGAAGTATTTCCACCAAATTGCGCCTTAATCTGCGAAAATGAAATCGGATTACCCGCACCAGATGTAAAGTGTGATGTTTTTGTGACGTTCGTTGCCATGAATATAATGACTTTTTTATATTTATTGTGGAGAATACTTAATTGCAACCGTAAATCGATGACCATTCCGAAATGATGTTGCACGATGTAAAATCCTACCATCAAACATGACTAATCGATTTGGTATTGGAATCACACCATAAATGTTCTCATCCACATAAAATTGTGTCTCCCCTCCTTCTTGTAAATCAAATCTATCATTCGCATAATGTAAAAATGTAACTCCCTCCCCATCAGTATGAAAATATGGATTCTCATTTGGAGCAAAACAATTAATATACATCCGATATAATTTCATATTAGAAAGAAATGAACATTTATCCATTAACTTCTTACGAAATAACTTATATACAAATTCTGTCTCTGGTATGTTATGCACCATTCCCGTCACAATATCATCACCATTATCACTCTCACCATAATGATATGATGCATTTAAACAATAATCCCGAACAATCTTAAATTCTTTATTTTCTAAAAAATTATCATCAAAATTAATTTCCATGTTTTCGATCTCCATATTGTTTGATCCAAATATTAAATGAAATTGATATTCTTGGATTGTTTGGTGTCGGATCCGACTTACTCACATAATGACTCAAATATGGTGGAAACATTAATAAATCACCCTCACGAACATAAGGTGACCATCTACCATTACCATAATAATTTGAATCCATCTCTATTGTATTATATCTTTTTTCCTCAATCGGATCAACAAATATTACTGGTTCATGAACTTCTGAGTCAAATTTTAAATAATGAATACAAGAGAAATGTGATCTTCTTGAGAAAACATCAAAACTTGAATGTGTGTGCTGTTCCTGAAATTCACCTTTTGAATAAACATTTAACCAAATATCATCAAACTCAAATTCAACTGGTTTATCAAAAAACTTTTTTACATAATCATGATAGTACTTGAAAAATATACTATCCTCATGAAAAATAAATGAATTAATTTCATTTATATCAAATGTAGTAAACAGACTGTCAGTCAACCAACCATCAGGAACTTTTAAATTTTTTTTCTTATAAAGATATTCGATTTTATCTAATACATCATCTAAGATTAATCCGTTTTCACGAATATTTGTCTGAAACAAATGTATAGGAAATAATACTTTCTTATAACGATTCATAAATGCTCTTCCGGCTCTTCACATAAGTTAGATCTTTCCATTGATGAGGATAACAACAAAGCAGAGTATGAATATACTTATGTTTCTCTTCTCTGGTATACTCACAGTTTGGTTTAGGTCTTACTCCTGTCTCAATCGTAATATAGGCACTATCAACAAAGTATACCCATCCCTCATGTATAATACCATGATGATTCCATATTACATAATCATTAACCTTTGGAACATAACTCATGAATACAATATTGCTTCTAATGGATTTAGGTTCTTTTTCATTGCACTATAAGGAGTTGTATCCTGAATCAATACTTCCTTACCTACCTTCTTTGAATTAATCGGTGCATAATACTTTCCCTTCTTTGATGAATAGAATCCCCATATTGATTTGGGTGGTGTATCTCTATAAGAGAAGTCTGCATGATTGACTATCCATACTGCATCATACCTTGCGCTAAATGATTCAAATGAATAAGAAAAACCTTCGGGTGGTAGGTGTGGGAAATCAATCATTGGACTCTTACAATCTTTAATCGTTTTGGATTTGTACCATCATTTAAATTTTCTTCATATTGTCTCTTACATTCCTCCTTTGTTAATGCTCCCGTAACATCAGTCCATCCCATCGTCCCTTCTTCCTGTAGTTTATATAATTCTTCCATAGAGATTAAGTGCAGAATGCTTCTATTATACCAGATTCATATTCATCTAGCAAGCTGAGTTTATTTGCGGTAATAATCTTTTCCATAATCAAATGTCCATAGTCCTCATTAAATGATTCCTCATCAGATAACAATTCAAGGGCTTCTGCATCATTCTCTGCAATCAATGTAATTAACCCTCCATACTCTGACTGTGGAAATGGCACCCAGTAATCAACAACATACATGTATTTCACAAGAACTCCGCAGTAAAGTAATCAACAGTCAGTTCCATCTTTGCAGCAGTGTTTTCAATAAACTGATCTAATACCTCAGGTGCATCTTCTTTGACCACATTATACCATGAATACCATAACTCTGGATTTGTTTGTGGGGTCACTGGTGTTCTTTTAGAAAGAGGGTTCAACATAAGATTCATAATTGAGTTCGACGTTTGTTGTGTCTAATGTGGCATAATAATCATACAACCGATCATACAAGGTGTCAATACTACCTGATGATCGATTGATCTGTATCTCATCTCCGTTCTCTACTAATTCAAGTGCCTTGAGTATAATATCTAACTCATGCACATTCAGTTCAATATTAATCTCAGTCTTTTTCATTCATTAACTCCTGATAATTCAATTGGTTGTGATTTGAAATACAGTCCGGCAATTTGCATCATATCAATTAACTTTGATTGTATCTCCTCCAATTCTTCCACATCCAAATCACATTCCCAAAAATCTACCATATTAAATTCATCAAAATCTATCTTTCCATCATTATGAATAGGTGCATAAAACAATTCACCTTCAGTGCAAACAGTATAAATGCATCCATAATCTTCACAAGTAACAAATACACCAGAAAAAGTTAGATCAGTCATTAGAAGTCAAGAATGAGTTTTTCAAATTGGAGATGGTCATCACAAGAATCATCATCGTGCAAATCAATCATGTCCGTGTCTGTGTGCTTAAAGAGTTTGTCAAACAAGTCATTCACGAACTCTTGATTCGATTGTTGAGTCATAATAGTTCATCATTTTGGTGTCACGTTCTGCAAGGAACATCAAATAAGATGACATTGCGAACATCGTGATGATAAATGCCAGCATGTATTGAATAAAATTAACCTTACTCATCAACCTACTGCCATAGGAGTATACTCTGAACGTGGCATTTTGTCAAGATTGAAATCAGTTACCACCGCACCATTCGCAATACGTGTGTCCCACTCATTACGTGCATTCAGTGCCGTCACAGTTGAATAAGACTTCAGACCATTAGCATTGAAAGTAACACGTTTCTGAAAACGTTTGACCACAGTGATCATTCCTTTCTCTTCATCTGCCTCGGCAATGAATGCCTCAGGAAAGAAATCAACCGTGGTGACATTGTTGGTGATTTGCATGGTGAGTGGTGTTCCCTTGATTACCTCTGTATTATAAGGCATCCTGGTGGGGTTTCAGGACACCCTGTGCCACTTGTTTAGGTGTCCATTGCTTCGGCACTATAGACCGTTGTCTGTGCTAGAAATAGAAACTTCATCATATCATGTTCACTATCACTTTGACCGTCTAATCTCTTTGCAGGATCTAATGTATTACCCATTAATATTTTTCCTCCTCCCAATCTTTTCTTACATAGGTCAACATTATCTCTCATAATATCCACACCATAGATATCTTTAAGTGCATCTTCCTCACTCATATTATGAAACAACACTTTCACCCACTTGACTGCTGTTAGAAACTGACCATCTCCACATGCAGGGTCAAGAACTGTTTTGCCTGATACAAACTCATCCGTACCACATTCACGAATCATTCTTATCACCAAATCAGTCGGAGTAAAAACCTCGGCTGTTACTTTGACTCTGTATTCGTCACGATTAATCTCACCCATATAAGAGTGATCATTCATCCTATTCTTTACTTCATCCCACAATTTGTCTGACATACACTCTCTCTTGTTCTGTGATGTTGAAGAAATCAAACACATCATCATCACTCATTTTACAATCAATTGGTAAATTTGGCAACCTACAAAATACTTTCTCATTACCAAACCCAGACCATTTTGCAGTCTTGAGAATATACTTCATTAGCGTACTATTCAGGTTATGTGTTAGATTCTCTCCCGATTCTTTATCATTCACCAACACATAATATACCATATCAGTACCACCTAAAATACCATCATCATAAACTGGTTTTGTATATCCACTCCGTGACCACATTACTTTCTTCTTTGATGCCCAATCCTGTCGAATTCGTGAATACCAAGTTTGTTTGTTTGTGTGTAGAATTGGATGACTATCAATAAACTCTTGTTTAGTTTTAATGTCACAACAGTTATCCCACTTATTGATGATACCAGTCTCCCGTAGCAAATTCACGTTATGACACGTCACATAATCATATCTTACATCAAGGTGCTCTCTTATCTCAAACATTACCTTATTATGAACAGATAAGGCATTTTCTGATAAATCTATAGGCAAATAGAACACTGAATCATCTATTTTACAGTCAAATGTACCGTCTTGAGTAACAACTTTAGTTTTTTCGATGCCGGGACGGTTGGAGACCATATAGTCGGCGAACGTGCTTCCCACTTCAGGAAAATAAGTTTTTGTATCTAAGTTCAGAAACTTCACTGCCTTAGACTTAAACAGTTGCAGAATCTTACTGGATGGTGATAAGAAACTACTAGGAGAAACCTGAAGGAGAATACCTCCAGGTTTTAACCACTCACTGAATGTTTTCTGTGTAAAGTCAATCCATAGCTTATGTTGTGTCTTCTTCTTATTGGTAGAATCCTGAAATGGTGGATTCGTTACTATTATATCAAACTGCATATTCTCTTAGAGGTGATTTATTTAATTAAACAAACCAATCTCCAATGAGAATAATGTCGTTATACTTTATCTGTTAGATTAGATCAAACATACTCACGAAACATATCAATCTTCACATAATTTTCCTCATCCTCAAGATGATTATACCCATAAAGTTCAAAATTTGCAAACATTATATGAAGTCGCTCATTAATAAATTCTTCCCTTGTTTCGGGAGAAATATATTTATTTTGCAGAGAAAACTGAATAGCAATCTTTGCATAATTAATCAAAGTTTTTCTCCAGGTCTCTCTCATTGTTTTCACTTCTTCTGCCGTTTGTGCTTTTTTAGTGAAAATAATGTGACGAATCTTATTATTTGGATTCATAAACAAATTCCACAATTTAGCAGGAGCATTTGCGCCAGCGTCATCCATACAAATCAAACTGACTTTATATCCATCATTACCATTTCCAAGTTCATGATCTTTGACTTCTTGCTTAATTACTCTCTCATCTTTATCATTGATTTTCACAGCAGTGGAAAATCCTTTGTTTACTAAATTTCTGATAGTTCCCCTTGGAACTTTATGCCAAAATACCTGATTGATTCCAAACTCTGTATCATAAGCATGATCAAATTCATCATCCCCATAGATAATTTCTCCGGTCACAGGATTAACGGGTTGCCCATGATACCAGGAAATACCTTTATCTTTTTGTGCCCACATTTGTTGTGCAATTTGCTTCATACTCAATTCTCTATGTGGTTTATGTTGCAGATCAGCAGACATCGCCTCAGAAAATGATGATATTCTTTCATCATATCCCTCAACAGGTGTCATTAACCTAGTTGGATAATACTTATATCCATTGTTTTTAAGAATATTATGACGAGTTCTAGCACTCTTTCCTGAAACATTATTTGTCCCAGGGATAGGAACTGCATGTCCTGGTTCAAAAGAATGATCAAATCCCGTTGCTTGTAAATTACTCTCTACTTTTTCATAATTTGTGTGATCATTTATTTTAGTATTTGCATCACACTCATAATCAGACTCCCAATTTTCAATTGGGATCATCTTAACATCTCCACCATCAATCCATTCATACCCCTCTTTACAATCGGGTGCTTTTGGAAATTTTTGTGCGTTAATTACGCCGAAGGAATGCTTACTCATTGTTTTTTTAAAGGTTGTTTCAAGAATACCATGTATATATGAATCTTTCAAGTGAGTTTGAAAGATTCATTAATAAATCAAAACATTAGACTACATATAGTCTTTTAATTTAAGATACATGTTTGTAGATGTTGCAAGTTCTTTACTCTTACGTGGTCTTCTTTGACCCCACTTAAGCATAAACTTTTTACCTTTATCATTCTTTTCACGAACACCCTCAAACTTTGGTTCATTGGTTGCAAACCATGCTCCATTCTTTTGCAGTGTGCATGGTTGATTAATACTAATGATTACACCATCAGCATCACAGATATGATAGAAAACTGATTGTCCTCTACTCTCCAACTCAACATGAGTTGCTGCCTTTACACGATTGCAAAGTTTATGATAATCCTCATTAGTAACAGAGAATAGATATTCACCTTTACCAAGACAGAGTAGATGCTCATCAGATACTAAACCAGTTGCTTTCTGCATTCTACCAAGAACCGATTCATTAGGTAGAAATGAAAGTGCCTCAACAACAAGAGGTGCAACTTCAGTACCAACAGAAGAACAATCCTTCTTCCACTGATCTGCTACATTTTCATAATGCTCTGCCTCTGGACTATTAATATAGTAGTCACGAATACTATCATTAATATTATCCAACTTACCAAAGAAAGGAAGTAATTCAGGATATTGTCTCATTACAAGTCCATCACGATACTCTCTATTGCTTCCCTTAAACTTTACACCATAAGGTGAAATATACATTCCAGGAGAACAATCAGTATTATCAAATAAGATGTTATTTAATGTAGAATTAAATGTTCCTGAACATACCTGAATAGAAGAATATCCATTCTGATAATTCTTAACACTAACAGAGATTTTCTCACCATCATCAAAATGAATAAGAATATCACCTTTCTTTCCTAAATTGCGATACTCTGTATCTACACACTGAAAATAAAACTTACGATCAGGATATTTCTTAATAAGATCCTGAACTATAGACTGATATGTTGCTTCTATATTTTTAGAATACTTACTCTTAGAGAACTTAGTCTCAATATTACCGTCTACACATGCCTTCTCAAATTCCTTATTGATTTCTGAAGAAATGCTCTTAGAGGCAACTCCTAATCTCTCTGCCTCTTCTTGTAAACGTGCGGTCAATCGAATCTCTGCTGCATCTTGAATATAATGCTCGATTGATGTTCCTGCACCTTGCTTTTTTGTTTTGGACACAATTACAATCTCCTTAAAGACTAATGTTGATCGGGGATTTCTCCCATGAATCTAATATATCACCGATTCATGGTAATGTCAAGCATCTGAACCGGTTTGCCGACTGGCACACTCTATTCCTCATTTAACCACTGATCATATAGCCTTACTTCTTCCTTCCGTGCCTCAATTTCATGTGGTTGATCCCAATAATCATAATTCTCCACCGGTTCCTGACAATACCTCATTTTTCCATGATGAAACCGCAGAGAACCACCTACCCACTGTGCCAGATGAGTCAGTTCATGAAAAAGAGTTTTTATATACATCTCCTCAGACATACGTGCCTGAAGTTCAATCAAGAAGTGTCGTGGCCGATAATCATTACCAATCACATCACAATACCCAACAACACCATCACGTTTGAGACCTTTATGTTCAATCTCTACCACAATTTTGTGTCGTGGGAAAAATTCACTCAAAAACCAATGGGCAATATCCTCACACCGTTTTTGAGAATAACCGTATCCACTATGAAAGATGTAAGACATGTTCCCCAATGTAAAACCCAGATAAAAGATGATAAGAATAAAAGTTTTTCTTTAGCAGTCATGCTGGTGTTACACTCCATTCATCTGTCGGAACCATTGTATTGATAATGTGCTCAACATTTTTGATTCCATAGACTACAACTTGCTGAGTTGAAGTGTAACCATTTTTCTTCTCACGTTTCCATGAGACAATCCATCGATCAGATGATGCTTTCATTGTTCAGTCTCAGAATTTTTTTCTTTGCAAGTACAGACTTCAATCAGTGATCCTAATTTGTTCAGTAAATTCTGATTTAATTCAGGATAATCAGCATCTCCTTTACCCAGAAGATATACAAGATGCTTTATCTCATTCTTTGTTAGATTTACAATCATCCGTCACACCATCCCATAATTTCACAACCTTCATCACTTAACATTTCTTCCTTAATACCATTTGCCTTACATACTTCCCAGTCTTCATAGGTGCAATCACGGAGATACTTTCCATCCTTATCATGCACTGAGGCATATTGTTGAATAGGAAGATCCCACTTTAATCCCATCTCTTTGTATTCAGCGTAATACTCATCATCCCAAATATCCCAGTCAATGGGTTCTACATCCATACCCTTCTCTAATCCATACTTCTCCACACATGCATCAGTCAACCACAAATAACCAGAGTGATTCTGATCCCAATTGTAATACTCACCATCAACCTCATCTAACATATCAAGATCAGATTGTTCCGTGAGATCGTATTCGTGTGCCATAATAATTCAGTGTTTAATGAAAAGATTTGGGAATAATCAACGAATGTAAAGATAACCACCTGCCCAATCACAGTTCTCCAACACAAACTCACGTTCTTCGATGATTAGCAGATTGAAACGAACACCTTTTGCTGGTGCCTTGTATGATGCTGCCTTGTATACTTCACCAGTTTTCTTATCAATGAAGGCATGAACTGATTCCGTCTGACCATCGACACACTGCATCACTTTATGATACTTACGACCGGAGATCAGTGCATAAGAATAGTTACGACCATTTGGATGTTGACGCTGATGAGACTGTTGCAGTGCATCACAAAGCATGAGAGCATACTTGGTGACATTCAACTGAATGGTGTTACGTGCATCCTGTTGAGCAACGTAGTCAGTGAAAGTGGCAGTCATGGTGGTTTCCCTTGTATGAACATATTATAGGGCATCCTGAGAGGGTTTCAGGATGCATTGGGACACTTAGGCAACTGGACCAGCAGGGATTTCCACAGGTTCTGGTGCTACCATATCTTCAAACTGATGCATGTCATAAGCAAACCAGTTACCATTACGGAAGATGTAGGAGTATTCTTCACCATCAGAGAAAAACTCTTCCATATCTTTGTCAAGACGTGGTGCATTATCTTCAAGAGATTCACCACGCATAGTATAATACAGAGCACCAGACTCAGGCAGAGTTTCATTACCCCAACCAGAATTAGTCCAGGTGCAGGACATATCACCACCATCAATCAGTTCTTTTACTTTCTCAACGGTATCATAGTTGTCACGCAGAACTTTACCATTGAACGCAGGATATCCATCATAATGACAATAAACAGAAACGATGCTCTCATCTTGAAGTTGGATGCCGATGCGGGAACGGGTACCCATGGTGCCTTTGCTTGATTACCTCTATATTATAAGGCATAAAAAAGACCCTGTAAGGGTCAGTGTGACACTTCTCAAACTGTCTCAATCAGTCTTCATAAACCAAACATTCGGGTTCTGATGGGTTCTGATCACAGAACAACTCAAGGTATGACGGATCGTGATGATCACCTGCTTCAATTTCTTTCTTATGATGTTCAGCATATTCTTCCAATTCATGTAGTTCACCTTCAATGTGACGACGTTGATTGGGAGAGATCATAGGATTGTCAAGGATTTCTTTGTCCTTGGCGATGTGAGTTTCGATGTTTTCCATTGTGCTACTGTTCTTATACTTTTATTTATTTTGACTTTTTGCCTTTTCTACCAAATAATGAGCAAGAGCTTCCATTCTTTCAGGATGAATTGCACGTATATCTGCCTCTTTTAGGGCAATTTTCATGCTTTTTTCCTCCATTTCGGTCAATTTCTTGCCGTTTTTTGGTAAAGTCATAGATTTCTTTCGGTGTGTTGATATTCTAACATTAGAATCCAATATTATCTAGGAATTTAAGTTTTTATTCACATTTATTCATCAGTATTAAACCAAGAGTCAAAGATGCCACTATCTCCAGGATTACGATTTTCAAGTTTATCAAGAATTTCATCAGTAGAGATAACTGATTCTATTTTACTTATCATCTCTGCAATATTGTTGCAAACCATTGGTCTTTCTTGCCTTGCCGCAAATGCAAGTGCATTGCGAAGTGATTGTTCTGCTTCTTTGAGTGATGCTTCGACTGATTCTGAGAGTGCCATTTTTTTATTATTAAGAGTCAAGTTGATCTTTGATTGCTCGATTTACAATTTCCTGAATTTCCTTACTTGTCATACCATTTAAGAACTTCCAATTAGGATCATCTTTATCCCATTCAAGACTAAAGGTTCCGTCTTTATTCTGGTCTACTTTCAGACTGTCTTTCATTTTTCTTTAATTGCTTTCTAATCATTTTAGCATATAAAACTTCTTCTTGAGAATACCATTCAGGATGTTTTTTAGATCTTTTGATAATTTTTTTTGTTGCTTTTTTGTCGGATAAATCCACTTTAAGATTTGTTTGGATGTTTTAAGTATTTAACACTTTAACCTTCATATACTAAAGTTTACCACTAACTATGCCACTATTCACTACTCTAGTGCTACCTTCAGGCCAACCTTCTTGTTCACACTTAAGGTGCCATCGTGTCATAATAGTCACATTTTCTTTAATGGCACCAGTGAGCATTTGACGACCATCTTTGGTCATAGAAGAAAACAAACCATAACGAGTTGCCCAAACATAGAAACACTCGTCAATAAGTTCGGCACCTTCTGGTATAATGACTTCTGGTTTTGTATCAGTCTGAATCATTGTTCTCTTCGGGTGGTTTTTTATTAAATCCAAAAGGTCCTACTTTAGTTTCAGATCTTTTCTTCATAACAACACCAGCAAGAGACTCCATAATTTTAAGGATGTCTTCTGCCTTAGCACCTTCACCAAGTTCTTTGGCAACATAAAAATACTTATCAAAGAACTCTTGACTGTGCTCTTTATAGTCTTCGACTGTGATTGGTTGATCTTTCATTTAAATTTACCGAGTGCTTCTTCTTCAAGTTTAACAAGAATTCTTCTTGATTGTTCCTTTTTGATTTTATTGTAAATGGATTCATGACGACGGATCTCTCCACCCATCGAACAATTTTTCTCCATTTCACTTACATAAAACTCCAATTGAAGAAGTTCCATATCTTCAAAATCAAGTTTTGCTTCCTTGATGTTGTTCATTCTTTTCTTGTACCTTTCCAGTCCATCTTTCATTAATTGATCATATTCGTCGTCATTCATAAATTGATCGCTCATTTTCCTCCTGTATCATAGTTTAGTTGATCATCTTGCTCTTTGAGTTTAGCACGTCTCACTCTATCATGAAGTTGCTTGAGTGCTTCAGTAACCTCAGGAGTTTCTTCCCACTCCCAAGTTTCACCACCCTTTCCAGTAAATTCTTTTTTAGTCATGGATTTAAAGTTTTGTAGACAGCAGAGATACTCATGTGCCCGTGAATGTATCCTGCAAGGATTATAGCAAAGACGGACAGAAATATCAAGCCCGTTGCGATTAGGTTAGGCAACGGTGAGATCATTAATTGTGTATTTGTTTTTTCTGAGTTTGTATCGTTTAATGTGTGCTTGTCTGTGTTCATTACAATCAAAATGGCAGATTCGATCTTCATTTCCGTCCCTGTATTCTAATCGATAAGGGAATGCTTTAAATGGATGCATTTCTTCAGGTGTTAGATTCTTTTTCTTGGGAGTTTTTGTTGAACTCTTTGCCTTCGCTTTGCGAGTTGTAGTAGTCTTCTTTGCTGGCATTTTTCTCAATCATTTTTTCGTGTTGTTGAGCACCTAAGTTGTCTAAAAAATCATTCATCATTTGAAACCTTTTACTTCTTTTTTATCTAGCACATCAATATGAGAGAGAAAAGATGTTGGAGTATTCCACCAGATTGATTGTGCTTCTTCCCATGATTCTACTGTAAGAGACTTACCATCAGTTTTTGTAACTTTATAGTGATGTCGATCATAAGGTTCACTGGATGATTCTGTAAAGAACAATGGGTCGGAGGGATCAATTAAACTCATGGCATTTTCATAATTTGGGTTGTAACTTCTTGATGTCTTAGATACAATTTAATAAAGCATCTTGCCATTACTTTCATTGTATCAAGATCTTCACAGTTCTCAATTTCTCTGGATAGTTTTTCATATTCAAAGAGTTTAGATGTGGTCTCTAACTGTATGCTATCTGGATCCATGTCTTTTAGATATTCTAAACTACTATTTACCCCAGAATCTTTCAGTTCAAAGCATACTGAGTTAAACCATCCCTCCTTATTGTAAAGTTTTATTTTCGTATGTTGAGAACGAACATCCACTTTTTCAATAATATATTCTTTACCAATTATAAGATGTGAAGTGGGATCATCATTGTTTCCCCATCTTATTTGCTCTTCAGAGCATCCCGTGTATTCTATAACATCATTCTTTTTCATTTGTAATCATGCGATCTATTGCGATTAAAGTATCATAAGGAATCCATGCAGGATTTTCATCATCAAACTGAACCTGAACTTCCTTCACACTCTTTTCTAAGAACTTGGAATAAGAAGTTCTGGTGTTCTTTACATAGGAGATTGGATTGATCATTTTATTTAAACAAAGGAAAGAGTGGGGGAGCAATATCATAGTATCCCATATTATACCAATAACAATCAATCAATCTCAACTTCTCAGTGATTGTATTCTCTTCATTATAGGGATCAAGTGCCGTAAAATTCTCACAAATTCTCACAATCTCTTGTGGAACCTGTATTTTGGTCCATGTGTTAGGATCATCAACAAAAACTGGTATCATACTACAACCTGTTCCCATGCTTTCTTAAAGTTTTTATCCCAGTTTTCAGTATAAACTGGAAGGAAAGAGTTTAGTGCATAACAAATATCAACAATTTTCATTTGATTTTGTTCATCTACAGCCTCTTGCAATTCATCCAACATAAATTCTACTGTAGAAATTCGGGAAAATGATTGCTCAAGATTGTTCATGACTGTCCAAGTTTCATCGGGCATCAGGTTTCTCTTGTTTATACCCATATTCTATCACAATTTCCTTGTGTGTGCTCACTGTGTCTGATAAGGATCTCTTATGTATTTTGTAGTCATGACCTTCTTGACCCAGTTCTTTTGCAAACTGATGCAGTAAGTTCCAATTTAAGTTCTGATCCATTGCTTCAGTGCAACTTGTGTTATATTTAACACTATGGATTTCTTGGGTCAATACCTAAACTTTCAAGATAATCAATCCACCAATCAGCATCTTTCATATACTTCCAATTGGGGACAGGTTTACCTTGTTCTACAGCATAATATTCATATAAAGCATCATCGATAATCTGTGCGGTTTCCATATTCTTCTTCCTCCTCATCAACATCCGCATATGCATCTGCCACATATGGTCCGTGTGGTTTTTTGGATTCTGTTCGGACATAATTCTGTTCTTGGTTAACAGCTGCAATCCACAGTGAAAGTTTCATAACGATCCAAATCAATACCAGAGGTAAAAAACAAGCAATAAGGATTAGGGGTTTCATACAAACATTCCATTCTCACTCATATATTGAAGTGTTTCTTTCATGCTACCAATGTGATGATAACCGATTGATACTTGAGGATATGTTGCCTCTGAACCAAATTCTGACTCAAATGCCTTATCATCAAAGTCAACACCTAACACATATTCATGAAAGTTATCCCCAAGAAATTTTATGAGAGATGCCATTCTCTCACACTCCTGACTTCCGTTGCTGTAAATTACTGCCTGCATTTTAATCTCTTTGCCTCCAATCGTCTCTTTTTTCATGATTAAACCAATCTACAATTTCATCAGCAGATCCAAATCCCGTTTTATATTCGGATGGGTCGGGATCACCTAACCCCATCCGATTAAGAAAATCATCCATACTACCTTCCTCAATGTTTTGTGAAGATTGTCTTCTTGCTTTTTTCAACATTTCATAGGCAGTTGTGTTTGCTTTCGCAAGTTTTTGTGCCCATACCATATCATCAAGTTTTACCTCTTCGTTATTTGCAATACATTTACAAATAAATTCTAACCGAAGACGGTAGTTTGTAGACAGCATATTATTCTTTTGCCTCTAGGTGTTTATTTATTTTTGCTCGCAATTCCTTTGCAAGATTGAGATTTTTACGGTATATCATATATTTTACCACAGGATTGGCAGGATTATTTTTTAACCACCACAATTCCTTTCTAATGTTTGTATTCACTAACTGAAGAACATAATCAAATGCTTTTGCGACATTTGGATCAATGACTATCACATATAAAATAACTCCAAATACCAAAAAAAGCACATATTGTGCTGTCATTGGTTAAACTCCTGATTTCTACAACGGTCAAGATATTCTAATATATCTGCTCTCCATTCCATCAACTCAAAGAAACATTCTTGATTGTGAGCACATTTTCTGAGTTCATGATCTGGTTTCAATACACTCTCATAAAAAAGTCCAAGTGCATCTTTGCGCTTTTGTTGTTTATCAGTCATAGAAATTGTTCAAGAGAAGAGGTTGCTTTCTTTTTGATTTTAGAATACTTTTTGATATAATCAAGTGCTTGCTTATACGTTTTTACATTATGCACTTGACTACCATTATGTATAATACAGAACCCTTTCTTCTTTCCCGCTAGTGGAACAGCAGCCCACATTCCGTCTTTAGATACAAAACCGTCAGGATCTCCTGATTTTGGGTTCAGGAGACTCTGATTATGAACATGGGGTTTGAGAAACTTGGACATTAGAAAACGGCAGTGACACTCACAATTGTTGCTGTAGGATTACGTGCAAGGGCAGTTTTTTTTGCATCTTCATAGTCCCGTGCAACAACAACTTCATCAAATACGGTGCCAGCAACATAGAGTTGAACTTTGCATTTCATGGTGGTGTTCCCTTGATTACCTTTGTATTATAGCAGAGTGAGGCAAAGTCGGAAGCAGAGTGTGCCAGTTTATTAATTGGCAGAAAGAGTCCACAAAGGTTCCCGAAGATGATTAGGAATATCAGTTTGTGTAGGATTAACCATGTGTCTGGGAACGTTTTCTACTTTTGCAAAAAAAGAAACACAATTAATCACAGAATTGGGATGATCTTGCCAATTTTTCCAAATTTTAGTAGCATCAACTTCGATTTGTTCTCCTGTTGCAACACCAAATCCAAGATCATAATTACCATCATTGCGTTTATCTGCAACAATGACACGTTGATTTTTATTAAATTTTCGACCAGTAGTTCCCTGACAAACTGCACCATGTTTAATGGATTTGTTAAGATGTTCTCCATCCGAATTGTAAATGGTAGTTCGCATGGAGGATGTAATGTATTTTGAAGGATTCATTTGAATAATAATCTTAGATTACCTGGATATTATAGCACAATATCAACGACGTACAACTTCGAAAAAATCTTCCAATGACATTGTAACCAAAGGTTTTCCATCTGGCATCTCACACACAAGAACAGGGATTGTTTCTTTAACACAGTTTAAAACTGATTGTTTATAATAAGTTGATAGTGCAGATAAACCTTTTACATTTTTACATTCAATGGAGAATGGAAAAACTCTTTTAGCATGAGATGATAATTGAATGTCAACACCACCAGCACCCATACTACAAGACTTTACATCTTCTTGTGGAAGACCAAAAGATTCAATGATGAGATCTCTGATTTTTTGTTGAAACATTCTTCCTTTTTGTTTTAGATATCTAGTGTTCATAATGACCTCAACGACGGATAACAGAGATGGCAGGTTGACCCTGCTTAAACACGGTGTCAACGACTGCCTGAACGGATTTAGCAGTGCTGATGCCCACTTTATCATAAACTGGAACACAGACCAGTCCAAAGGTCTTCTGGGTGCCTCCTAGACGGATCACACGTCCAATACTTTGCGAAATACCGATATAGTCCATGTTTCTCATGAACAACACCGCCTCAAGTCCACTGACGTTGATACCTTCAGACAAAATAGAGTGATGAAGAACAACAAACTTTTTGTTAGGATCTTTACCCCATGCATTCAGAGTATCAAAGAATACCTCACGATTGACTTTCTGACCATCAATGATTGCACCAGTCTTGGATGTAATATACAGACAGGAATAACCACGTTTTGCTAGTTCATTACGGAAATCAGATTGACTCAGAAGTTTGATAATCTGTTTGGTAGAACGTGCGGCAATCAGAATCTTATCCAGTGAGTTCTCATCAATTGTCTCAATCAGATTCTGACAATCACGGTCGGCAATCATTTGCTTGTCCTGAACCATATCCAGTTGCTTTACAACAACCTTAGGTGGCAGAATGTATCCTTGCTCTACTAATGTAGGAGCAGGAATGTTACAGATGACTTTACCGTAGACCTCATAATCATTCATCCCTGGCTTGTAAATAGAGAGAGAATGCTTAGGAGTAGCAGTGAAGAAGTAACACCGATCAGCATCAGCAGAAAAGTGCTCCGTAGCAGGGAAAAAGTTACGTTGGACTGAGTTATGCGCTTCATCAAAGTAAATCGTGTTGACTTCGATATCTGCTTCTACAAGACGATGTAGAGAGTGATATGTGGTAAAGATTACTACATTCTCACCAGCAGTTCTAGCAGTATTTACAAAAAGATTGATCTTTTCTGCTTTTGTTGTGGAGAAGTGTGAAGTCTCACCACTATGAACATGCATCACATGTGTGTGAGTTGTATCAATTACCTCAAGAAACTCACTACAAAGTTGCTCTGCAAGCAGAATACGTGGTGCTACAACAACAATAGTAGAACCATTATCAATATACTTTTGATTCTCAACAATATCATGTATCATACACAAGGTCTTACCACCACCCGTAGGGATGATCAACTGACCTTTGTCATATGCCAGCATCTCATTCAGTGCTTTGCGTTGATGGGGTCTGAGAGTGATGGTCAAAGGTGTCCCTCGATTACCTTCTTATTATAGCAGAAAACCGTCCCCAGTGCGACCTGGTAGACGGTTCTTAAAGTGTCTTATAGCTTCCTCTTCAACCCTAACAAAGGTAGTCTACATGGTTTTTAGAGTCTTGTCAAGTCCTTATACTTGAAGTATCATTACAGAGTAACTTTTGGTGCTAGCACTAGAACTAAAAGTAATTTTAAATCCAGCAGTTGTTTTATTCACTTCAGGAACAGTAAATGTTGATGTTCCGGTATTAGAAACAATTACCGTATAGTTTGCTGATTGTAATGCAGTGCTAAAACTAAAGTTTGCATCATTAGTGCTGTTTGCTGGAGCATCCAAATTATATCCGTCAGCAGGAGTTGGTACTGCACCACTAACAATAGTTCCAAATGCAACAACAGGACTTAAGTTTCTAAATGATGATGCAGTATTTCTAATCTGGATGTTATCTCTTGAGGAGTTATATACTAATCCTCCAGGAACAAGTCCATTTGGAGTAACTTTTCTTGAAAGTACTGTCCCAAATCCAGATGGATTCTGCCATAAATTACTAACAACACTTATCTGAGTTTCTGTTAATGATGGAGGAATGAAATAACTATTCATCGATGTAGAAGCAGTTCCTACATCAAATACAGACCTTGCAAAGTAAGTATTGACACCAACTGATGATAAGTATTCTGATTCACTTCCACCTGGTATATGATTTTTTGAAATTATTCCAAGATTAGTTGATCCAAATCCTACGGTAGCAACTCCAACTGTAGGAACTATTAGAAAATTAGATGAAATAAATCCTGCTGCACCACTATCAACTTGGAAATCCCCATAAGACAAGAATGGAATTGTTGAACCTAAATCACTTGGAATTGTTCTAGGATCTGATTGAAAAGATCCGTCAATATTTGTTGTAATTCCAAGTGTCTGCTTGGATATGAATCCTTCTGTAGAATATGCTACTCCAAATATTTGAAGTTTTGGATTAATACCTCCAGTAGCAAAACCAACGTTTGTTGTTGTTCCTATACCAACGTCATTTCCAACATAAACATCAGAAGATACTGTTATTCCTCCTCCAACTTGAATATCTTGCACACTCAACTTATTAAATGTGCTAATTCCACTTAAAGTATTAAAATTTTGACTATCTGAAACTGGTATAGGACTACCATCACCAAGAGTTACTTGTTCTGAACCTGTTCCGACTGTAAGTATACCTACAATTTGAGAATTTCCAGTAATAAGAGCATCACCACCAACTTCTAAATTATTTTCTAATGCAGCACCACCACGATTTACACCAACTTTTCCATCATAAGTGACTTCAAACTGTGTTGAATTGTCATAGTTGACATTGAAACTTTCTGTTGTGCCTGTACCAGTCCCTTCATGAAGATTGATACTGACTCCACCAACATCGTAGTTATTAATATCCAAACGTCCTGTGCCTGGTGTATAGAGTAACTGGGCACTACTATTACCTGCACCTACAGATTCACCAATACTTACAGATGAGTTTGTTGTACTCGTAACAACAAGACTTGCTGCAGCAGATTTATTGATTCTTAAATCATCAAAGGTTCCAATACCAACATCAGCATTAGTGATGTTTGCATTCGTGATTGTTCCTGTGGTAATTGTTCCGGTAGTAATCGTTGATGTTGTTGATTCTGTAGGACCAACAAACTTACTCGCAGTTACAATACCACTTGTATTTGCACTGAAACTAGATGACAGTTCAGATGGTAAACTAACATTACCTGTTCCATCGAAAGATATAGTGCTTGATTCTAAATCACCAGTGATATTAAAATCTCTCGCAGTTTCAAGTTTAGTTGCAGATGCAGCTACACCAGTTACATTACCAGTTACATTACCTGTTAAATTTCCAACAAAACTAGTTGCAGTAACTATACCACTTGCAAGAATATTTCCACCATCAAAACCCGCACCAGTTGCTGTGGCAGGGTCTCCTCCTATTTGTAAATTATATACTGGATTTGTGGTTCCAATACCAATCGATCTAAATGTATGTAATCCTACTCCTTGTGAAATCCAACCAGTTGTTGAAATTGCGAAAATATTTTGAAGACCGGAGGCATCTCCAACAAATTTTGTTGCTGTGATTACTCCACTACTAGGATCTATATTGACTGGTCCCACTTTTAGATCATTATAAAAGTTTGCAGTCTGTGCAACTCCTAAGGTTATTGTTGTTGTAAATCCAGTAATTTTTGCATTTCCAATCAAATCGAGAGATTCAGTAGGGATAGATGTTCCAATCCCCACCAGACCATTCGAATTTACAATGAAATTATCATTATCAACCTGAACACCATTCCTAAAATTAAATGACTTCCTAATATTTGCCATTATTATAAGCTTTAGAGTTATTTATCCTGTAATTTTTGTTCAAGTGCATCGACCTTACCAGAGAGTTCTTTAATTGCCTCTACAAGCAGAGGAACAACCTTATGGTAATCAACTGCAAGGTATCCATTGTCTCTTGTTGTAACTGCTTCTGGGAGAACTTTTTCAATCTCTTGTGCAATCAATCCAACATCATTTCCCGACTTATTAGACTTATCATTCCAATCAAATGTATTACCACTGATTGAAATGACTTTTGATAGAGGATCATGGATTGGAGTAATATTATCCTTTAATCTTTCATCGGAGGACCAGAATGCTGTAATATCGTCAGTTACACTCAAAATACCAGTAATTGTGGTATTTGTTTGAATTGCAACAAGTGATCCTACAATAGAACTTATTTTAAAATCACCAGATGAAGTATCAATAGTATTATCATCAGTCTGGGCAATTTGAATATTGCCAAATGTTGCACCTGCTGCTACTATAGTTGAAAAAGTAGTGTTTCCAGTTACATCAAAATCTCCTGTAATGTTTGTATTGCCACCAACAAAAAGATTTTTAGCAATACTAACACCACCATCAATCACAACAGAACCATTTCCAATACCGGTACTATTTGTAGTATTAAGTATTCTTAATTTACCAATAAGTGCTAGTGTATTTTTAATTCTTACTTCACCACCAAAGGTAACAGGTCCATCAAACTGTGAAAGAATTTGACGTGAATCTCCACCTTCAACAACAATTCTTTCCTTAACAGTAATTTCGTCAAAGATTGCACTCAATCTTGCGGGATCTTCTCCAGTAACTGTCGGAATTGGAGTATCAAATGAAGTTTCCTCACCAGTCGAAGAAGATTTCTTGGTATTACCAATATAGAAGTCACCTCTGTTGTTCATACCAGTATAAACAACAATACCAGCAGATCTTTCTTGAGATTGTGTTAAGAACTCTTCTTTTTCTGTCAGAGTTCTTGTTTGAACTTGTGGAAGACCAGTTGAATAGTTACCTGGACCATATCCAAGATACTCAAACGTATGTCCCGATGCACGAATAATTGATGGTCTGCGGAACTCAACAGGAATTACATTAATTTTTTTGACTAATGAAGTATCGGAATGTATTCCAACATTTGATGAGAAAACACCACGAAGAACGGTCAGTTTATCTGAACCCGTAATCGATGTTGATGCGACTCTCATAATCTCATCATCAATTTGAATATAAGATCCTATTGGCAATCTTTCAGTAAGTCCAACACCAGCAGATACTCCAGATTTTGGATGGGAAAGAGGAATTAAAGTAGTATTGATTCCTATAGTATTTCCACCATTATTGATAACGAAAGTATCTCCACTATAGAAGGTATTTTGCCTACCTGCAAGATTTTCTGAACTTGAATCTGATACACCTGAATTAGATGAAAAATTATGTTTTAATAGAAATGCTGGACTTGTTAGTGCTGTAGTAGTTTCTGCAGTAAATGTATTCAAATTTACTTTAGATTTTACGAGATAATCCCCAAGATTATTACTACTTGCATCAATTACTCTAAACTTATTACCAGAAATCAATCCATGTGCAGATGAACACGTAAAGGTTGTAATACCACTTAGGAATGTAGAAGAACTTACTGAAATTGAAGGTCCACTGGAAAGAAGAATGCTTCCTTGGAAAGTAGAGGGATCACCAGAAGTTTTAGCAATTGCAATTTTATTTGCACCTGGAACATTAGTAATTCTGTAATATGCATCAGAAATTGTTGCAATACCAGTAATCTGAACTACATCCCCAACATTTGTTGAGATACCAGAATTTGATACCGTAACAGAACCATCCTGATTTCCACCTATTGAAGCATTGTCAAAGAAAAGTGTATCTGAATTAGAATATCCGGATCCAGGTGCTTGAATATGGAAACTATTAATAGTATTACCAGATACGACAACTTGTGCAGTGGCACCATTCCAAGTTGAATATGTATTTTCATTGTAAAGTTTTACATTATAATATGTCCCATTAGTTCTTGTTCCTGATCCTGCACTAGTAAGTGTCGCAGTAGAAATACCGGCAAATTTATGATTTCTAGTAAATGTTATAGTTGAAATACCACCACTATCTGGTGAAACAGAATCTACAATAAGACCGCCACCAAGTTTTGTCATGAAAGAATCTGCAGATTCTCTGGTGATACTTCCTTTTAAATCACTTGTATTAACATCACCAATTGGAAAAGAAAGTGCTCTTGACTTAGTTGATCCTGGATTATCATTTACATTGTCTCTATCAGTTTGAGGATATAAATTAGTAACATTTTGACCATACTCCAATTCTGTAAATTCTGCAGAAATTTTATTGTCTGCTTTGAGTGCATATATGTGATAAACACCATCTTGTTGATTTTCAACATATTCATTAATTACTTCATTACGATAAACATAGAAGTTACTCTGCAAATCATTTCTTTGAAATCTTGGAAGACTTAGATTTCTGGTGCTTGTGTTGTTATTGAATAATCCAGGATTTCCAGTTGTATTTGAATATGTAAATGACATATTGTCTGCGCTTACTGTTGCAACAGTAAATGTTCCATTATATCCACTAGTCGCAGAACCAACAGTGTTATTAGTATCTGTTACATTAGTGATAATAATTTGATCCCCAACATCAAGATTATGTTGAAGTTCTGTAATTACAGTTGAAGTATTTGTGCTATGAGAACATGCCGAAATAAATCTTGGATTTCTATTATATTCAAAATCATTTAAACCAATTGTTGATAAAGTAAAGTCTGTATTTTCCCTGACACCGGTTGTGCTGGATTCTTGAATAATAAATCCAGATTCTGGTGTTTTTGCATTTATAAGTTCTTTTGGAATAACAACTCTGAACTTATAAATCTTTTCATCCAAACTTCTATTGTCTGGTGCTCTCTTAATAAATGTAGGATTAGTTTCTGCACCAATACCTGCAACACCTAAAGTGTTTAAAGTGGAATAAATTCCATTCGTAGTGTTTACCGTAATATACCAACGATTTTGTGTAGAATCAAATTGAACCGGACTACCAGCATCACCGGCAGATTTATCAGTAATTCTGCTTACAACTCTAAGGTCAGTGCCCCCATAAAAAATAATGAAATTTTTATTATCAGCATCTGTTTTTGTTGATGCTAATTGAATTTTAGGTCTATCAGCAACATCTGTCGCATCAGAAAGGGAAATTACATAGTATGGTTTATGTGCATCAATATTTTCTGGATAATCGGCAGAAGAACTCAGAAGAATGATTTTTTCTCCAGTTTGTAATCCATTATTTAAACCAATAGTCAACTTGCTATCTGCACTGGCAGTAACATTAAATTCTTTAGTGGATGATGTTAATCCATCCTGCATATAAATGTTTGCTTCACTGGTTCCTGAACCAACATTTACAAATAACTTATCATTTACTTTTGCACCAATACGGTATCCTTGAGTCAAAACTGGTGGAATACTATCTTCCGACTCAAATCCACGAAGATATAGGTGAGTTGAAACTCCAACTGCAGTGGTAACTCCAACATCAATACTTAACCAATCAATACTTTCTTCTGCTTCATTTGTTGATCTTGGAGGGATAATATTTGTAATAAATGCCTTATTATCTTTAGCAAATGCTTCTTTTTTAAATCCATCTGCAATCAAAGACAATTGTCCAAAGTTAGAGTTTGAGTTAGTAATAGATGCATCTCCACCACTTTCAATAGAGAAGTGTTTGTTATATCCAATCGCAAAAACAGAAACAATTTGTAGAATTGCATCATTTGTGATACGAATGTGAGTTTGCTCCCATCCTTGACGATAAACAGCATTAGAATCTAAATGATATACTTGATCTGGATTTGTAGATGATGATCCATTCGATAAATCTGCACCAGATTGTTTGGTTATATTAATTCCAGCATATCCTCTAGAAGTTTTATCATACTTTACAAACGCACGATCATCCTTTTGAAGACTGACTCCAGTGAATTGAGCCACAACCATTGAACGGAATCCAGATGCTTTGCTTCCATCTGCCAACATTCCATTCATTCCAAAAACAGAACGTAATGAGATGTTAAAGATATAAGGGGATGCACCAGATACAGTATCAGTTTCAATTGTTACTGATGCTCCAGATGCAGTTCCTGGTGTTGGAAGATTCTTTCTAAATGTTGGAAGAAGATAAGTAAAAATTCTTGCATTAGATGAATCAACACTTTGAACTTTTGTTGAAATATTATAATCTGTTGGCGAGACACCATTAATCTTAATTGGTGTTCCTACAGTAAGACCATGATCTACTGTTGTTGTTACTGTAACCTGATTATTCGGTGTTCCACCAGATCCTGCTTCGATTGCAGAAATTGAAATTGGATCTGATGCAAATGCTCCAACAATCTCCCATTCAGGTCTTTGTTTTGCAAATCCATCAGGATCCTGAGGATACTTACTATCAATATTTCTATCTGGACTTCCTGATGATGTGTTATATGCGTTTGAAAGTTTCGCATAATACATATCAAGATCAGTTAAATCATAACCAGTTACTTGATTAACACCATCAGCATACTCAAAACAAGTTAGTTTATGGTGAGAAAAAATTGGTTTTGATTTATTATTTACAGAAAAGTTTGTTGAGTCAGTATAAACAGTTCCGGATTCATTTCCATCAAAGAAAGAGAACTGCCAGAAATAACAAGTACCAGTAATTCTGAAAATAGCAGAATTTGGTACATTAACATCAGTTGGATTGGGAACATAAAGTGGGCGCACTTTGGTCTTTCTTAAATCAAGACCAACAATTGAAGTTCCACGAGGAACAATTACTCCACCATTAACACTATTAAACTTATGAAGAATATTATCTTCTTGAGTTAAATCAAAATTACTAGCAAGATCTAAATCTAATGTTGTTTGTGCTGCACTTGATGCTCCTCCAGGAGAAACAACTTGAGATGCTCCACTCACATTCTTAATATAAAATCCCGGTCTATTATCAACTACGTGCTCACCAGGCATTAAGAGGATGGTGGTTTTTTCAATTAAATCATTGTTACTTCCTTTGACATATGAAAATCTTGCCGATTCTATAATTGCTCTTTGAATTGTTTTAAATGGACGAGCAAGTGAATTACCTTGATTATCAATACTATCAGTCGAGTCTAAATCTGATGGACTTACATATAGTATACGACCTTCAGTATTCTTAATGAAATTGTCAAGCTTATTGAGTGGCATCTTATTACGATTTCTAGGACATTTCTATATTTTATTTATCTCAGTAAATCCTCTTCTCCATTATAGAAACTTTGTATTTCTTCTGGTAAGTTCTCTGGATTTAATATCTCAATATCATCAAAGCAAGGATGACACTGTTCCATAATCAAATAATTAGATCCTTTGTAAATATCTTCTACAGAATATTCTTTATTGTTATCTGCTTCTTCTATTATTTCTCGATCATAAAAATAACCCACAGGCAAATCATCAAATGTAAATGGAACATCATTTAAGAAGAACATCTTGACTATCATCCTATAGTCATTATACCAACAATTCTTTGTGGTTACTGTATAAGACATAATAATATTATTCTTTCTTTTATTTATTTTCATAAAAAAAGGTTCCCGCACCACCAGGAACCTCATGTTAGTCACTCACCAAAAGAAAACCCTATCATATAATCTTCATTTCTCGCAGAGTGACTTTACATATAGTGGGGCTAACTCCTTCCCCTGAGTGCGAGTAGGGAGACTTGAACTCCCACGAGCACAATGCTCAACAGATTTTAAGTCTGGTGCGTCTACCGATTCCGCCATACTCGCAAGGCATTACACTTATCCGTATGCTATGTGGGCATTACACCCAGTATACTGACAGTTTATAATGGAGTAAGACACAATTTCCGTTGTGAATATCCAAGGGGGTTTATCCTCACTTACAGGGTTTCGGTATATCCGAACCGATGAGCACCTTGGTTGGAACGTCTCAAGTTCCTAATGCTTCCTGAGAGGATCGAACTCTCCTTAGGCAAATTATGAGTTTGCTGCATTCACCAGATTGCTAAGGAAGCAGATAGTGTAGATGACAGGGTTTGATACCTGCAATACTCTCCGAAGAGGCGTGTTTTCTTACATCACAACTACACTAATAGGAATGCCGAGAATTGAACTCGGATGACCCCGTTATAAGCAGGGCGCATTAACCATTATGCGACACTCCCTGATGATGAACTACTGAGCTTCGTTATTGTTCTCAGTGTGTATTCGTATTAGTTCATCATCTGCAGGCATCATGACTGCTGCCTTACCATCTTCTCTTACAATACCTATGGTTTCACCGTTTTCGACTCTTTCTAAGAGTTCATCAAAATTGTCTTCCCATTCTTTCAGGGTAAAAATCTCCATTTACACCTCCAGTGGTTCTGCATAAACCAAGGCATCTTCTGGACAAGTATTACGGATGACCTCAAGAACATTCATGAACTGATCTACAGTATCACAAACAATTTCTTTGGTGTCTCCTTCACTGGAATAGATGTAGATTGTGCGTTTGGTGGGGTCTACAACACAACGTGTGAGAAACTCGTCTTGCATGGTGCCTTGGTTGCTTACCTTGTTATTATAAGGCATCTGAGTGCCGGTGTCAAGTGTGCCAGTCGGGGAAGTGGTCAAATCATTGCGTCTACGGCAGAAATTACGTCTGCATTTGAGGTTTTTCTTTGAGTTTGTTTTGATTTAACGTTATTCGATCCCCAGTTTTGCAACTCTTTTTCCATCTTCTTTTCTTTTACCTTATTGAGATTTGATCTATTAACAGCAGCATCTCTTTGAGTTCGGAGAGATGTGATTTCTGACGATAATGTTGAAATAGAATTTGCAATAGCAACACATTTATTTGCACCAGCAGTTCCCGTCAGTGATGTATTAGTCGCATATGGTGCAACACCAACACCAGCATAGGCACTAAATGGACCTACGTTTCTTGGACCAATATGATTTGAAGATGTTGATGATACATTTTGACCTGATCCTACTGTAGGGGAGGTTTCAAAATTTGTAAGATATTCTTTACTGCCATCTCCTCCCCCTCCAACATTATAATCATCTGCACTCACTTCTGTAGTATTATCACTAGATACAGTTTTTCCATTATCTCGAATATTTTCATGTCCAAATCCAGAGTAAGAAGAGGTTAAAGTTACAATACTGGTTGGATCAAATGGATTTTCTGCACCATAATCTAAATTTGGACCTGCCATTTTTTTATAGATCTCAAGTGCATCTCGATCTTCAATAAGAGTATAATTTCCAACATTTTCTGTAGTGGCACCGACACCTGTACTTGCTATTACTCCTCCCGTAGTAGTTGCAGTATAAACAATACCTGACCAACAATTACGTTCGAGTGCTTCTGCAGATAAGGTTACTATTTCTTGTTTTTTTGCATTAATTTCGGCATTATAAGAAATAATTTGATCATCAAATTCTTTACAGAATTCTTGAAGTGTTTCGGCATCTTCTTTTATTTGATTCTCAGCCTTTCCTACAACACTATCATCAAAATAAAGATCTTCTGCTTTTTCTTCTTTTACAGTCTTTGTATATGTTCCGTCAGCATTTTCTGTAATAGTTATTGAGGAGACAATTCCAACTGCTTTCACATCAGATGATGGTTCAAATGCATCATCTAGTTGCTTTTGATCTTTCTCAAAGACTTCTCTTGCTCTATTCCTTAATGATTCATCCATCTTCAATTCTCCAATTCAGATACTCGTTGTTTCAATTCTTCAATTTGTTTTTGTTGTTCTTTCATCCCATCAATCAAATGAGCAACTAAATTTTCATAAAGAACTCTTTTATAAATTCGTCCCTTTTCTTTTCCATCTTTGACACTATTTACCATCGTTTTATAAACGACTTCTGGCACAACTTCCTCAACTTCTTGTGCAATCAATCCAACCATATGTGGATATTTTCCGGCAAGATCTGGAACAATTGTTTCATCCCAGTCAAAGGTCACTGGATTCAACTTCATAATCTTATCCAGACCATTTGTCAATGGTTCTATATTCTTCTTGAGTCTTATATCGGATGTATGTGGTCCAGTTGAAACAAATGAACCATTATACATCCAAAATCCATTTAGATTTCCAAATGGACTATTTTGAAAAATGCTTGCTCCATTACTCTTAATAATAGGTGCTGTAGCTCCCCAATCTGGAGTAACCGAAGATTTGAGACCATTTAATTCGGAAAAAATGGCACTATAATCAACAGTCAATGGTCCAATTGAAACATCAGTTCCAAGTCTCACATCTGTTCCTAATGTATTCCATACACCAGTATGAACATCAAGACCAATAGAATTGAAACTTAATGGTGATGTTAATGATGGTCCTGCTACAAGTGCAGCACTAAAAGGAACTGTTAATGCACCTTGTCCAAAGTGTCCCTTATGTGCCGCAATTGATCCCGGTTCCCAAAAACCTTTTGGTATATTTAATGCACTTCCTAATATAGGATGGATTACATCTACAGTTCCACTATCTAAACTTTGAAAAGCCATTATTTACAAGTCTCCGCAATATCTGTAATTAAGTCGGCAACGGGACCAGGAATAAATGTGCCTAGTATTCCTGAAAGTGGCGAACCCTGAATAACATCGGCATATAATAACCTCAAATAACCCTTTGCATTTAGAGTTATACTATCGGCAGATGTTACACAAACCTTACCACCGGCAAGATTGAGTTGTTCATCTGCTTTCATTGTAATGTGATCATTTGCCTTGATTAGGATTGATCCGTCACTCTTATCACCAACAGTTTCAATGTATATATTTTTTGCAATTAGTTTGATATTTCCGTTTGCGGCATCTAATACAATATCACCATTTTCACATACAATTGACTTGGCAACATTCTCTTTTTCGTCTTCATTTCTTCCCTGAGCAAGATTAGTTCCTAAAATTTCATGAGAACAACCAGGAACAATTTGCGTATTACTTCCATTGAGACTATGTATCTGACAATATCCACTTTTCAGCATCTCAATTTTATTGGTGTCAATGTCTTCACCAACTTTATCTTGCTCACCAACCGGACCCATAATAATGGTGCCAAATGGGTTATCTGAAACAATAACTTCTGGGTTTGTTGGTTTTACCATTTAACTCACACAATCAACAACACGGACAAGATCTTTTCTTGTAAATCCTCTTTCTACTAACACACTTCTTCCTCTTAATGTATCAATTGGTCCATCTAGTGATAGTTGGACATCATCTGCAGACTCATCAAAGTCTGAAACACGAGTGAATGATAGTATTGGTTCAATAATAGCTCCTTCACCTGTTGGACTATTTATTTCAATATCTGGATACCCTGGAAGACCACATGCATTTGTTCCGATTTGGATACTGACAATTTGTCCAAACTCGGTCATTTGAACAGTTGCCTCAAGTCCTGGAATATCTGGAGTAATTATAATATTATCATTTGTAGTATATCCTATACCAGTATCCAAAATTCTAAACCCTTCTAAACAAACAACAAAATCATTTCCACTCGGTTGACCAGTATCTGATGGAGGATCAAATTCAGTTCTACCGTCTGTTGGTGGTGCAACTGGTGTTGTTGTAAGTATTATATCAATAACTTCTCCACCAGTTCCAGTTCCAGTTCCGGTTCCACCAGTTCCAGTTCCGGTTCCACCAGTTCCAGTTCCAGTTCCGGTTCCACCAGTTCCAGTTCCGGTTCCACCAGATTCACTAATTACTGAATATCCACTAGTAAATGTATCTTCGCAACCATCAACAAAAGACACAAATGGAGGTCTTGTATATCCAGAACCACCATTTATAAGATTTACACCGATTGTTCTTCCAATATTATCTACAACAGCTTCGGCAACTGCACCTACTCCTCCACCACCAAAGATTTCAATGCTTGGTGGTCCACATTTATAAGCACTTGGGTCACATTTAGTGATGTCTGACGGAATAGTTCCTGCCGAATCTCCAAGAGGTTTTCCAAAGATTTCAATTCCATCAATAAACTTTGTCGCATCTTCAATCAGATCTCCTGCTGATGGTGGACTTAAGAATCCTGCAAAGTCATCAATCTGAGATTGAGATGGTCCACCCCAAGGACTTGCCTTAAACTTTTTGATCTCGGGACAATTTGGTTTTGCACATAAGAATGCTTCAAATCCTAAAATGTAGTCAAGTGCCTGGAATACGTTACCAATAATTTTTGTAACTCCACCAAGAACATCATTAATCTGATCTAAGATTGGGCCAACTGCTTGATCAACGATTGCTGCAACATTATTTACAAGTGCATTAGTAAATTGTTGTGCGGCACAGAAAGGAACATTAACAATTTTTCCAATCATTTCAAATAAGAAGTCCCCAACAAGATTTGCAAGATTAGAAATAACATCTTTAAATGCACAGAAAATATTGTCTATTACAGTTTGAATAATAGTATTTTTAATTGATTTTAATACTGTAGGAAGAATCATATGAATAAGATCTTCAATACCTGCTCTAATTTTATCAATTAAGAAATCTCGTAGTCGATTAACAAGAATTTTGAGAACTGCACCAATAATTTGAGATGTGCTTCTAATAAGTGCCGTAAGATTTTGTATCTTATTAATAGTTCCGTTTACATATAAATCGGCATATTTTTTGATTCCTTTTAGGACTGTGAAAAACTTTTGTAGTTGTGTATTGATTTTAGACATCTCTGATGTCCCACAAGGATCTGGCAGATCTCTTTCTGTCTGCATTCTTGTGATTGCATCTCTAAATGCAACACTATTAAAAAGTTTTTCACATGCAGGAGTATTTTTAAAAGTCATTCCTAACGGAGTTTCTCTTGCCACGCACCCGTCAGCATCTGCCTGTTCTTGCAAATCATTACCAAATTTTGCTGCAAATAATGCATCTGTTTCGGCAGATAACATTTTATATTTTTCTTTCTCTTCATCCGTCCAAAGATCGGAAGATTTTTCATTTAATTCAGCAATCTGTTTTCTATTTGCTTCTATTTCTGCATCAAGTCGTTCATTATCAAGTTGAAAATATGGATTATTAAATTCCAAATCCTTGTCCGGGACCGGCACAGGGTTATCACTTGTGGTGGTTGCTTTTGTTGCAGGATCTTTTGCTGTCTCAACAGGTGCAGAAGATTGAGTTGATCCTGGACTTTCTGTTGTTTTTACAGTTGCATTAGGTATCTGTAAATTACTATTTCCAGCAGTATTAAAATAATGATTTCCAAATTTAGTTACGTTTATATTTTGAGATGGGTCATTAAATGCTGAACCAGTTCTAAAACCAGTCGATGCCATCGCACTGTTGATCTCATTCGGAGGTGTATTTCTTGCTTCTAGTCTACCTCTTAAGTCTGACCGATTTTCAGCAATAGCAATTGCTTTTTCTGCATTATCAAGTTCTACCTGCGAAAAATTATTATTAATTGATCCATCACTAACAACTTGAAATTGATTTTTTCCATAAATGACTCCGGTTATACTGGCATCATTTGCTAGAAAGGTCCCCTTTCCGACAGCACCACTTTGTATAAGTCCAGCACGATTTAATATAATTCTAGCAACAAGAGCCTGTCCTATTAAATCTTCACCTCTAGATTCTGCGGCAACTGTTCTTATAAAAAGTTCTCTTTCAGTATATGCCATCTATAATTTTGCCTCCTTATCCTGATATTTATTCACTTTTTGGCACCATCAAAAAAGTTTTTATCCAAATCAAACTTTGTCATCATCGATCTCGGAACACTTGGAGATAAGATATGAGCATTGAATGGAGGATTTCCAAGAGTATACCTGCTTACAGATTGTCCTAATGTTGTTCCATTCGTCGATTTTTTAATTTTACCAGGGTCATGATTAGATAAAACTTGTGTAATCACCGGAATCTGACAATCTTCATCCATAAAAAATCCAATTACCCATTCTCCACCCCAAATTCCCGAACTTTGATAGTTACGATTTCCATGTGTTGTTGGTTTTGCAACAATTGCCCAAGGAAGATCCTTATCAAGAAGTTCATATGCATCATCATTACTTCTCATCGGATGCATTCCGGGTATTCTAACTTTTACCCTATCTCCATGCTGATCATGCCATTCAACTCCATAGTGTTGATTACTTTCAGGAGGAACTTGTCCTAAAAACCATTTATTATTACCAAAATCATATCCAGTATTATTTGCCATTTCTAGTTTTTACCTGTATATAGACCGTATGTATCACGAACAAGAGTCATTGCACTAAATGATCTTTGGGGATCATAATGATGACATAAATCTAAAATCATATAATTACCACTCTCTACAGGATCAACTGAACCTTGCTCCTTTTCTCCCGGAGTAATAATTTCTAAATTACACTTAACAATATCACCTGCCTTAAGATTTGGATTGCAAGGAACTTGCATTTTTACCATCTGTGTAAACAATAAATTATATCTCATTTGAACAGAACCTTGATAACTATTCACATCACCTTCATCACTTTCTTCTACCTTTGAGGAAAGACAACCAACATCTTTTATACTGAATAGTGTTCTAGTATGCTTTTTATCTTGTGGTGTCGGTGCTTCATTTTTACCTAGTGATTTTTTTAAAGGTCCTATATTAAATTGTTTTTCTTCTAATAGGAAAGTTTTGGGATTAAATACACACCTACGATTTGAATACACACCAGATTTTAGTGCATTGATTAGATTTTGATTTTTAATAATACTAAAAGATAAAATTTTAAAATCATTTGAATTATCACTCACACTACTTCTATTGAAATCATTGCGGAAATAAATTGCGACCGGTTTTTGCTCAATCAAAGTATCAATTGATTTAAAATAGTGTCCGTCACGAGTCTCATAAAAGAAAAATCCAGGATTTCCATTTTCTGGGGCAGATTTTGATGCTAACATACAAATCACATCAAATGGTGATTTATTATTGCCTATAAACGGATACTTATTCGAAGTTTTCTCCGCATAAAATTTGTCAATATCCAATAAATCACGTACAATCAATTCAACCGATTGTGTATTATTGGTTGACTTCGAATAATTTTTCTTCACAAAGGTTTCTTGATTTTTAATCGCAGATTTAGAAACAAGACTTAGAATGACAGACTCACGATTTGAATCTTGATCTGGATTGATGGAACCATTTACATATAATGGAGTTGTTGAAAAATCTAATGTTCCAAGTGCCGATGATATTTTAAATCTAATTTCTTCAGATCCATCACCAACAATTGGAAGTGTATTATATAATGTTCCGGGTCTTTCTTGTTTATCATACTCCTTATCATAGGTCGCAACATTTTGATCTACCTCAACTAATCCAGTATCCACATATGATACCGTGGCGGTAATATTAGGAGATAATAAACTTTCATAATAATCAAAACTCGTAACTTTAGATTGAAGTGGAAAGGATCTTCCTTTCTTACTAATTTCAAATTTTTGATATTTTGATGCGACTGCTGGGTTTGCCATTTATTTTATATTCATACTCCTTAGAAAGATTATACCGGTATTGGTTGATAATTATATACTGTTCTTTTATTATTTATTGGTTGTATATAAACATTTATAATTTCTTCTTCATCTTCGTACATTGGTTGATTAATTGCTGCCATTTTTCTTTCGTCTGGTCTTGCTTGTGTAAACATATTAATAGATCCTCCTTCACCTGTTGCTACTGTAGATTTCATTTTATCATAATATTTTTTAGCAAGACCTCTAATTTCTGGTCCACCTGACCACTCTGGCGCACCTGATTTTAAATTCCATAAATCCCATTTTGTCTGTGGGTCACGAGAGTTCGGACCATATGGAGGATTCTCTTCCCTAGCAATTTCTGCGTGAGTATAAACTCTCCCCAATTTTATATCACTTTTTTTCCAGTCCCATGCAATTGCCAATCTTGCAATTTCTTCTGCCATAGATTGTATTTGCACTGATTTTATTGGATATTTTCCATGATCATCTTTACTCGGCCATCTACCTTGTGATGTTTTGTCACCAAGAGCAGCTATACTCAGTGCAACACCTTCATCATTTCTACCCCAAGTATGCCCGTTTCTAAATGTGTCATAAGATGCTTTTCTATGAGCTTTACCATCACCAGTAAAGATAGTATGGTATGTGCCATAAGTACTCGTATAGGTTCCAGCAGTCCAATGTAGGAAGATTTTTCCATTTTTATATCTAGTTCCTGCTTCAAATGGTTTACCTGATCCACCAGGACTAGCTGCCTGAGATCTTGGGTGGTGATCATCAATCCTGACACTTGGATCATCACTGTTTATTGGGGTTTCTCCGGAAGATTCTGGTAATGTTTCAATTTCTCCATCAGATACTTTAGTTATTTTTGATGATTCATATGATTTTCTTTCAGAAGTTGTCCATTGTCTTTTTGTAAATTTTCCAGTTTTTGTATCTTTAAATCCTTCCATACCTCCTTGTTTTGCAAGAACAACACCTTTTGATCCCATATTCAAAGCTTTTGTAAACTTTCTGATATATGGTTCTAATAATCCAGTTTTACTAATCAATTTATCAACTTTACCTCCCGGTTTATTCAACTTTTCAATTACACCATCAACTCTTTTTTTATCTGCATCATATTTTGGGTCATCAATTTCTCCAGTCATAAACCCAACTATCAAATTAAATGTGCTTTGGATTGGAGTAAATACTTCCACAACAATATCAAAAACTTCCTTAACTTTTTCAATTATTATAGGAGCAGCATTAACTATAATTCCCAATAAAGTCAATCCTAAAAATTCCAAAAGTTTATCGAAAATACTACCACCAGTTGGAGAACCTACAGATTCCTTAACTTTATTTAATGAAGATTTTATTGGAGATTCTAATTTTTTTTCTTTCTCTTTAAATTTTTCTTTACTTTTTTGTTTAGCAGATAATCTTTCTTTTCTCAAATTTATTTCTTTCTGATCCTTATTGCCTTTTATAAGAACACTACGAATATTGGAAACATTTAGTTTTATTTTTTTAGCCTGGTCTAAACTTTTATCCATTTACTTCGTCCATATTGGGTTTAATTCGGATTGTTTAGTGATACTTGAATTTTTTTTCACTGAAACCGGAAATGGAACTACTTGATTTTGAATAGTATCATATGGTTGAATATAATAATATGTAGAAACATTTTGATCAGATATTGCAGAATGTGATATTCTTCCAACAACTTCATCAGATGGCATATTTCCTCTAATTTGTGGAATTATAGTACCACCTTCACCATTAGATGAAGATGAAGAAGATCCGAGAATTACATGTTTTGCCATATCATACAATAGATCTTTATTTTTAGATCCACCATATGTTGTTCCATTTTTTTGAGTATCAATTTCATAATGTAAATGAGATCCTGTTGAACTACCTCTTCCAGGATCTCCGGCACCACCACCAGTTTTGCCTAAAATTTCATTTGCTTTAAAATTATCTCCGGTTTTTTTAAATAACTTTACTAAATGAGCAAATCTAAATTGAACATTGAGATGGGGAACCCATGCATCAATCATATTTCCATATCCACCATTCAATCCCGCATACATGATTTTTCCTGCATGAGCAAGAGCTAATGGTGTTCCGGTAGGTGTTCCAACATCAATACCTCCATGCAATCTACCCCATCTCTGACCAAAATGACTAGTGATTGGAAATCCTGAAACTTGATTTGCAGTTGTTCCTCCACGAGAAGTGACAGTATCTCCAGAATGACTTGAAATATCAGTAGGATTCAAATTACCTGCACCTGCAGAAGATGAACCTTTCACACCCATTCTTTCCCTTTCTGCCGATGTCCACTCTTTTGCTATAAATTCTTTAGTTTCCGTATTTAATACTCCCTCCTTACCTCCTACTATAGCAAGAGTTATATTTTTTCCTTTTACTTCTTTTCTAACTATACCGATAAATGGTTTCAATTGCTTAACAAGAGCTCCAAGAGGTCCCATTTTTTCTGCAAATTGATCGACTAATCCACCATCTGCTTCAAATGATGCAAGTGCATCATCAATTCTTTTTCTATCTACATCATACTCTTTTTGATCTAACTCTCCAGTAAAAAATCCCTTAATAAAATTAAATCCACTTTGAATTGGTGTTAGAAAATTTACAACACTGTCAATAATTTCTTTTACTTTGGATATAATTGCAGGAAGTGCATTGACTACAATTCCTCCTATTATAAGTCCAATAAATTCC